CCATATGAAATAGTGGTTTCTTGATCTATAAATAACTGTATGCCAAACGACTCGTCATCAAGATATTCATCATCTATTGAAAAATTCATAAATAGTGCCATCGTCAATGACTACTATATTGGCTTGGGGGTAGAGTCTATTGGCTACGAAGATCACGATACTAGATTGGGCAAAAAGGTATCAAATGTTGCTAGTTTACTTAAAAGAGTAAAGATAAGCGAAGTAAATGCAGCATTTCAGAGAAATTCTTGGGCAGAGGGAAAATCCTTCAAAGTTTTTGATTCGACTGATCCAGATGTGAAAAATAGCACATGTTATAATTCTTCTACAAACGAACTTTTTCTTTGTATAGAAAACGAGTCTAACAATCTTTTCAGTAGAAGAGATTTAAACAATAGATCAAAATTTGCCCCATCTGGTTCTAATGGAACTATTATAGACATGGGTGATGGCTATAAGTGGTTAAAGATCAATTATGATCCTTCCCCAATATCTACTAATTATATTAAAATTTTTGGTATTGAATCCCTACAAAACTTTAAGGGGTATACTGCCGATTCCCAGGGTCCAACAGCAGCCTCTACAACCCTTCATGGGGCATCCGGACTAACCTATGGTACATGCTGCTTGTATGTCAAAGAAGCCTTTATAGAGCCTATTACTGGGAAAACATACTCAGCTGGAGACATTTTGGCTGCTTACAAAGTTCCAAACGCATGGAGTTGCGATTTACTTGGTTCTTTGACTAATTTGCAGCCAGTATTCAAAACAAGTGTTACTGGTACTGAATACGGGGGATTCTTCAATATATCAGGTACAGCTGGTTGTGATCCTTGCGATGCCACTAATGCAAACGTAACTCCTATTCTTTCTTATGTTTCGGGTGGTTCCGCTGGATATAGTGCGACAAATTCTTTCAAGAAAAATTATGAAATCTTGTCTTCTATACCATCAGGATGCATACTTAATGCAATTTTAAACGACGATACTTCAATTAATTATTATGTAAGCGAAGAAAGACCGGAGATCAGACTATCGGTTGATGGAACCATTGGTTCTTGCAAAGCATATTTAAAGACACAATATGTTGGTGGAACAAATGGTTGGAAGGTCATAGGAATTGAACTTGAAAATCAATTGTCCAGTAGCAATATAACATATGTCGAACCAATAAACTTGGTAACGGCAATCGGAACTGCTTCTGAAGGAAAATTCTCAAAATTACTCGCTTCAATTCAATTTAATTTAGCTCCAATAACAAAAACTGGAGAGTCATATCTTTCAGTATATGATTTACTAAGAACTAAGCTCCTGTCAGTTACATCAAACATCAATTCAACAGATGTTCAAACTTATATAACAACTGCTGGAGCTACCTTCAATTATTCAAGCGCATTCTTAATTAGCAATGTTAAAAATTCAAACAGTTATAGATTTGCTCCAAAAATTTATAGAGATTACACAGAATTCTCAAAGGCAAGCTCTACAGTAAAAATTGAATCTATCGAAGGAAATATAAACGATATTACCTTTGAAACAACTTGCACAGATATTGCCTCATCGTTGATATCTGACGATTACTTTATTAGCAAAGCCAGTTTCGATAAGAGCATTGGAGATGGTTCTACTCAATTTGAGCCATTTAAGACTGTATCTAGTTACAATCTTGGGTTTGATAATGTTACATCTGGAAATACCACTGGCACGTTTGAGCTTTCTCATTACTCAGCTTATTCGATAGGAACTGGCGGTACATACTATTATGAAGATGTTGGAAGTACTGGTGGAGTTTTCCAAATTACTGGAGTTACGGCAAGTTCAATAAATATATCTGATTGTGATGTTCTTTTTGCAACTGACACCACATTCAATGAATCTAAGACATCACTAACACTAATTTTCAATATCTAAAATGAGCACTACCTTTCCATTTGACGATCAATTCCCTCTAACTAACTACCCATATTCAAGTAGATCGTGGGGGTCAAATGTAGATTCTACAACTAAAAAGAACTACAATTTTGTAGGATTTAAACCAAAGTCAAGACTCCAAGCATCAGAATTAAATGAGCTTCAGGAAATTTTTGCCATGCAAAACACTCTCAATCTCAATATGATTAGAGAGTGGTTTAATGAATTAAATGGCACTACATGTGATGGTCCAGCCTGGAATGGTGCTACTCCTCTATTTCCAAAGGCACATCCATCAGGCGGAACATTCGAAGCTCTTGTTGGATACACATATACCGGAACTGGTGGAATTACTTTAACCTTCAATGAGGGTTGGTATCTAATTACGCTTGATTCTGGAATTAAACAATGGATATATCTTAATAGCGAAAAGAATACGAATATAGTACCAACATCAACCGTTCAGTATTATTCTGGTATTTCTTTTAGTTCAGATTATATTGATTGTACCGAAGATACAAGTCTACTTGACAATTCTTCAGGATCACCGAGCCAGTCTATCTGCGGAGCCGATAGATATCAGATCAATTTCACTACAGCTGGTATAACAGGAGTTACCGGATTCAATGAAGGTACATTCCAGAAGATCGTAAAGTTTACCTTGACAGGTTCTACGTTATCTGTAAGTTACATTAATGGTTTGACTATTTAAAATGGAGAGAAATATATGATGAACAATAATAAAGGGTGCGGATGTAATAAAAAAAGTATTTCAAATACATCTAAAATAGTTAAAAATAACACAGCTAAAAAAGAAAAAGTAGAATTTTCTGAATCTGAATTACCTACAAACAATAATTTTTTAAATAAAGGATTTAGCATGGTACAAAGCTATGCTTTATCTTTAATATCACGCGGAATAACATCAAAAAAAGTAGAGCCAAAAACAAAGCAACTTAGAAAGCTAAGTTGCTTTGGTAATGAAGACATTGGCGGCAAATTAACTCCTTGCTCACATTTACTGAACTCCGAAACTGAGGGTAAATTTTATTGTGGTGCTTGTGGGTGTGGCGATAAACCGACAACTTGGTTAAATGGAAATGATACCGAATATAGTAAATTAGATTATCCTTCATTAACATGCCCATTAAAAATGCCAGGATTTACTAATTATGAGCCAAGTTCTCCAAAAGAATGGATAGATCCAATTTCTAGAAAATACTATATTGAAACTATGAAAACAAAAGATATTGATAAAGTAGAAATTACTATTAACGAAATACCTCTACATATTTTAGAAGTTCTTCAAAAAATGGAAAATGGTAGTAGTGAAAAAATAGATGCCCCGCCAGATGCATAAATAAATTAAATGGCGAAACCAAATTCAAAAGAATCACTTATTGAATATACTTTTAGGCAACTGGGAGCACCTGTAGTCGAAATAAATGTCGATTATCAGCAAGCTTTAGATCGTCTTGATGATGCTCTCCAGTTTTTTGCCGAACGACATTTCGATGGTGTCGAAAGAGCATATTTCTCATATCAGCTCACGGACACTGATATAGCCAATAAGTATATCAATACTAATTCTTTTGGCCCAATCGTAGGAGCTTCTGCTGGGGATCCAAATGGATATGATATTTTGTCCATAATTAGAGTATTTCCATTCGGAACATTAAACACAAATGAGTTATTTGATGTTAGATATCAACTAGCTCTTAACGATGTTTATGGCATCAATACCAATCTAGGATTTGTAAATTCTACTCCAATTGCCAATTTTGATCTGACTAAGAGATACATTCGTCTTATTGAAATGATGTTCGATCCCGAAAGAACCATTCGTTTCAATAAAGTTACAAATAAATTGTACATCGAAACGGATTGGACAGCATTAAAAGCTGGAACATACATTGCTATTGAGGCTTATGTAAATCTAGATCCAGATCTTTATCCTGAAATCTATAACGATAGAATGTTGAAGAAGTACTTCACAGCTCTGATAAAAAAGCAATGGGGTCAAAATCTAGCCAAGTTCGATGGTGTTGCTCTTCCTGGCGGTGTTCAACTAAGAGGTGGAACAATATTAGCAGAAGCTGAAAGAGAAATAGCAATTTTGGAAGATCAAATTATTTCTGCTTATGAACTTCCACCAGATATGATGACGGGATAATATGGCTTTAAATCCATACTTTAGATTTCAATCTACTGAGCAAGATGTCGTTGAAACGAACATCATAGAAATTATTCGTATGATGGGGAAGAATGTATATTACATTCCAAGAGAAAATGTTCAAATTGATAGATTGTTTGGTGAAGATCCTTTGAACAAATTTTCAAAAGCCTATCAGATTGAAATGTATGTAGCATCTGTTTCTGGATTTCAGGGAGCAGATATTGTCAGTAAATTTGGATTGGAAATCAAAGATTCGGTAACTTTAATTGTGAGCAAGAAAAGATTCACAAAAGAAGTAACTGAGAAAAATCAAGATCTTATTCGTCCTAGAGAAGGTGATATAATTTATTTTCCTTTGACTAAGACTATGTTTGAAATTAACTTTGTAGAGCACGAACAACCATTCTATCAGCTAGATAAAAACTATGTGTTTACTTTATCTTGCGAAACATTTGCTTATTCTATGGAAAAATTCGAAACTGGTACTCAGGATGTCGATGCCATTACAGATTTCAAGCAGTCGATATACAATTTCTTAATTGGTGCTACTGCAAACGGATTTACTGCTGCTTACAATAGAACCGTTCGTGGAGAAAAGGTATATGTTCCTGGAAGTATTACTGGAACAACATCTTTCTTCAGAGTATTGGATTTGGATCTATCAGGAAAGACGCTAACGGTAGAATTGCTATCTTTGGACGGAAATACATTTGCCAGCCCAACACAACTTACAAGTTCCGTATCTGGTCTTACATTCGAAATTAAGAGCTATAGCGGAACTAATTCTTATGGAACAATTAATACTGTTCTTCAGGATGCAGAAGGCGAAGTACCGCCTCTTGATTATCAGAG